GTCAGTGCCACTGATTTCGTATACCCGGTCGCGCAGCTTGAGCGTCATGCCCAGCCGACGCCAGAACGTGCGGTAGCCGTACTCACCAATCTTGCCCATGCTGGCCCAATGCTCGTTTGACCAGGTGTGACCGCCATCGTCGCTCCAGCGCAGCATACATTGCGGGTCGTAGCCGGGTGTTGCGGGAAATTCCTCAGTAACAATCTCAGCACCAGCCGTATCAGGCCCGGTATAAGCAAACGTCACCAAGGATTCTCCTGGAAGCCCCAAAGCCGATTCGGTCGTAAGTTCACTGCCAGATTCAGTTGCCAAATATTCCCAATCAAACTCAGCAACCAATTGGTAGCTTGGCCCTGATGGCGGGGCGTTTGCCGACTCCGTAACAATGCCATCAGCAGTTTGAGCCGGTGTAATGCCAAGCCCCACGCCCATCTCAGCATTGAGTTGCAGGGTATGGTGAGCCGTGCGCTTGAAGTTGTTCTGCCCTGGCGGCAGCGCCCTCCACGAACGCAACCACTTTTGAATGCCGCCGTTGTCAGCGTAAACATCTAGGTCAAACCTGTAAATGTTGCCATTCTCAAAGTCGCCAACAATGATGTTGCCGCCAAAATTGCATTGGCAGTTGCTGCGGTGCCGCATAAACGCACCGTTGTCAAACCCAGCGCGTTCGTGCCATGCTTCTGTAGCTACATCGTAGACCCAAGTGGCGTTGCCTGACGGGAACGTCAGCACATAGAAGGCATGGCCTTCCTGCTGGTAGGTGTAGGCAATGGCGTCCGAGATGTTGCCGTACTGGGCAATGGCGTACTCAATGGCATGGGTAGAAACCCGAGTTCCGGTATAGCCGTTAGCGCGGTAGACGATGCCCTGTCCACGGGCGTCTGTACCCAGCCAGAACAGGCCGTTGTCCAGTTTGGCTATGGAGTACGCAGACACGCAGCCAATCTCGTTAAACGCGCCTTGAATGCGCTGCAAAGGAAAGTCAGCAGTGCCTGCGTCATACCAGACCTCTACTGAGTCAGTACCAAACACCCACAGTTGGCGGTGGTCAGAAATAAGCCCCACCACACCATCGGGTGAGCCTTCAGCAGACGCAAAGTCTAGCGGGTCAACGGAAGTGCCGTCTAGTAGCTGCGACACCCAGATGATCTGGCTGTTTGGCTGGTTGAAAACAAAGTAGCCGTCAAGGTAGGCCACCGTCACAGCGCCAGCAAAGTCTGGGTCTGTAATCTGCGCGAACACGTTGGTGGTTTCGTTGTAGATGTAGCCGTCTGGATTGCAGGCAAAGAAGATTTGAGTGCCGTTGTCCGCAATGGATACCGGGCCAGTGCCTGACACCGTGCCAAGCAAAGTTGGTGTAGCCGTCATGCCGGTCAGTTTGTAGACCTCTTGGCCTGACACGACATAGAAGTCGCTGCCGTTGGTCTGGTGCGCCCACAGTGCCCGGATGGGGCCGGTGCCTACAGTCTGAAGGAACTCCAGCCCCGGCGCTCGGTTCAAAAACCCAGCCTCTAGCCCTCCTGCTGGAATGGCCTCGGGAAACAGGTTAACCATCCTGTTATTCGCAGCATTGATGCTACGAGCAACATAGGCCGAACCAAGGATGGGCGTGTGCATTACGCAGCTACAGCTTTGATAACGGCAAAATTAAAGACAGGCGTTTCAGTGGTTGTGCCGCCCGTGGTGCGGAATGTGATGTTGAAACTTCCTGCCGCCACTGCTGTCACCATCAGGTCGTACAGGTCAGTTCCTGACTTTTGATTGAGGATAATTATATCCGTTGCCGCCACGGTGCTGTTGGTTACGGTAAAGGTCGCCGCAGTAGTTGTGCCTGCCGCGCTAAATAGTGTGATTGCGCCTGTGGTCTTGTTAAGCGTTACACCTGTGGTGCGGCTTGTCAATTGCGTTACCGTACCGCCTGCGCCTGTTACGTAGCCAACGCCTGCCGTGCCAGAGGATGTGACTGCACCAGTTACTGCCAAGCTAGTCCCGGTAGCTGCACCAATTACTGGTGTCACCATGACCATGCTAGTACTGGTGCAAGCTGAAATGACGCCGCTGGCAACCGTTCCTAGTGCTGGCGTCACCATCGTAGGGCTGGTAAACAGCAAAGTCTTGCTGATGCTTTTGGTTGTGCCAGCTTGGACAAACGGAACAATATCGGCGGCGTTGATGACAGTAGCAACGGGCAGAGCGGAGATGGCAACGGTAGTCATAATTAAAAGTTCCCGGCGTAAATGTTGTAGCGTTGACGATTGGCAACAATACCATAAGGCATCGCCATCACATCATTCGGATTGTTGATGCGCTTGAGGTTGCGCTTGGAGGTCATAGCAATACGCGAGACTTGTGGGCTTGGCTCAACGCCAAACTCAGCGGCAATCTCACAGGCTAAATTGAACCTAAAGGCTCGTAGGTAGCCTGGCGGAAAATACAGCGTAGTTGCCAGTGTTGCGGGTTGGTGCAGTTCTTCAACCGAAATAAAGTGCCATTCCAGCGGACGCAAAGGCACCGGGTAGACGTACATCTCAATGTCGGGAAACGACATATTGATCCACAACACTTGTGGATATGTGCTGGTCACCGTCTTGACAGCAATCCCATCGTATTGCTGTTGATTGATGATCTTGATGCCGTAGCTGACGTTGGTAGCTGCATCCCTGAAGTAAGTAGCATCGTCAATCAAGACCGGCCTATTGCCGACAAAATCACCCGTTGGGCCTAACGTGCGGCTACGGGCGCTTGCAGGCCAAGTAAACACCTGATCTTGAGTGCTGAACACTGACAATCGTTCAGTGTTCCATGAGTCGATCATCTGGTTGAGCGCCGACAGCGCGTCTTGAGATGCTGCCGCTGAAGGTGTCTCACCCTCTGCCAGCATCCCAATCAGGCGCATAGCCCCGTTAATCTGGTCGCCAGCAGATGTAGTCATATCTTACGCTCCTAGTTCAGCAACCCCAATTCGCGGCCTGCCACGGGGACGACGCATTTCGTTTACCGTGGCAGGTGGCTCAACGTCACCCAAATCATACCTCACCCAGCCGTTCTTTTCGTCGTAAACAGCCTCTGCTTCAGCGCAAGCTACTTTAGTTCCGTGATCTGGGTGACGTAGATAAATGACCATTTTTACTACGCGCCGTGGATGATTGAAAAGTTGATTACTACCGCCTCAGAATATGAAGTGGCAGCACTCAGATTTCGCAAAGTAATCAAGGCAGAGCCAGCAGCCAAGTAAGAAACATACGTGGTGTAATCTCCAGCAAGACTTCCAGTGGTGTTACTACCAATATTCACGATAAGTGTGTCTTTGGCGCTAATCAAGGTATTGGTCAAAATAAACGAAACAGCAGTAGCGCCAGCCAATGCTGCATTGTTCATCGTGATTTGACCAGCAGACTTGCTCAGAGTTACCCCTGTAGACTTGCTTGTCAATTGCGTCACAGTGCCTTGAGCGCCGTTAGCGTAGCCAAGTTCGGTTGAGGCGTAAACGGTTGTTCCTGCAATTGTGGATGCAGTGGTTGCTCCAATGGGCGAATTGTCAACTGATCCACCAGAGATGGCTTGGTCGCTAAACGCAACACCAATAGATAGAGTATTTGGCATGGTATTTCCTTTTAGGGGCCGAAGCCCCTATTTGGTTTAAGCAATCCGATACACGGTGTAAGCGGCATCGCCGGTCTTGCGAAACAAGAACTGCGCTGCACCACTAACACCAGCCGCACTGCCGGTAATAGCGATAACCAAGTTACCGACTGCCGTAATGCCAGTACCAACAACCATCGTAATCAACCCAGTGGAAGTACCTAAGTTGACGACTTTTAGCTCAAACGTGCTATTAACTTTGGCGTTATTAAACACAGCGTCAATTGCAGCAGCAGTTGGCATTGTGTACGAAGCCGCAGTAGTAGACGGGTTGCCGACCAAAAGACCGCCAGTCAGTTGTGCAACGGTCAAAGTGGCCGTAGCTGTCGCGGTCTGGGGCGCTGCTTGAACGCCCATAATGATTTCATTGGTGTTGCCATCAGTAAACTGATACCCACCGCCAGAATTTGGGAGAGCCATGATAAGTTCCTTTCAAATGAGTTAAATCAGCCCCACAGACGGCAAGCCATCTGCGGACGAATAGCGGCAAAGCCGTACAAAACGTCAATACGGCAAGGCATACGGTCGTTGTTGATGTCGTACTGACGAACAACACGCAGCGAGATGCCGTTATGGTTTGCGCGAGCAGCCATATCAACCCCCTGGGGCATGAGGAGGTCAGCCGTAGCAAATG